TCCCGTTGGTCGCTCTGGCGTTTCGGTAACGCACAAGCGCCCCGGTGACATTGTGCTGACCTCGCGCGGCATTGTGCAGGTGGCGGCATGATCGGCCCCCTCCTCATCATCACCGGCCTAGCGACGGCCATTTATTGTGCAGCTAAACTTTATTCGGGAGACAGGAAGTGATTGTTTCGAAAATTGAAATCCGCAAACAGGGCTATTATGGCGGATACTCAGGAGCGCCAAAGGCCGAAACGCCGTATGATTGCACCATCGAGATTTACGGCCAATCAGGCAAGGTAGAACTCAATCTTTCGCCCGAACTGACAACACGCCTCATGGCCATCATTGGCGACGAGGTTGTCGCATCCAGCAAGCGGACAGCGGAAGCAATGACTGCGGAGATCATCACGGTCGCCGCGCTGCCATCGCCCGAGGTGCAATCATGAAACACGTCAAAGTCACCCCCGCTTTCAACAGCGACCGCAACCGCCGCGCAGACCTTGAAGCGCCTACGCCTGCAACAGAGCAGTATGAATACTGGGACGCCAGCGAGTCCGGCACTTACCGGCTCACCACAGGGCAATTCCTGCTGGCAAGCGTGGTTGTCATCATGGGCGCGATTGCGTTGGTGTTGTGAAAGGAAAGATGATGGGTGAATTAGCATTGAAAGCCGAAACGGACGTCGCTGTTGTCACAGACATGGCAGGCGGATTGCTTGAAGTAATTGCCAGGGCCGCGCGCGATCCGAACGTTGACATAGACAAGATGGAACGCCTGCTTGAAATGCAGGAGCGCGTCCATGCCCGCAACGCAAAAGCCGCTTATTATAGCGCGCTTGCCGACATGCAGCCGAGCCTGCCAGCAATTGTTGAACGGGGCGGCATCAAGGACCGCAACGGCAATGTCCAAAGCACCTATGCGCTATGGGAAGACATTAACGATGTCATCAAGCCGATCTTGTCAGCGTCGGGATTTGCGCTTTCTTTCAAGTGCCGCCGCACCGACAACGAAATAACGGTTACGGGCATATTGAGCCACCGCGACGGGCATAGCGAGGAAACCGAACTATCCCTACCAAGCGACACAAGCGGCAGCAAGAATGCTGTGCAGGCAGTTGGTTCAAGCACGTCCTACGGCAAACGCTATACGGCTTCGTCATTGCTCAACCTGACAACGGTTGGCGCGGATGATGACGGCAAAGCGGGCGGCGCGGGCGAACTGATAAGCATTGAACAGCTTGACGAACTGTTGCGGCGCGCATCCGAGGTCGGGGCCGATCTTGAGAAGTTTTCCCGGCATATGAAAGTCGCGTCAATGCCTCAGCTTCCCGCCAGCAAATATGCCGAAGCCATGAAGGAACTTGACGCCAAAGCACGGAGGGCAAAATGATAATTCAGGGATCGCCCGAATGGTTTGCCGCCCGTGCTGGAAAGGTTACAGCCTCTAGGGTTGCGGACGTCATAGCCAAGACCAAGACAGGCCCAAGCGCGTCGAGGATGAACTATGCGGCGCAACTGGTCGCGGAACGCCTCACAGGGACCGTGGAGCAGAGTTTTACCAATGCCGCAATGCAATGGGGAACCGACAAGGAACCGGACGCCAGAAACGCTTACAGCTTCCGCTACGATGTTGACGTGGATCTGGCGGGCTTTGTTGATCACTTCACCATTCCGATGGCTGGCGCGTCTCCAGATGGCTTGATTGGCGATTCTGGATTGGTGGAGATTAAATGCCCAAACACGGCAACCCATATCGCCACGCTGTTAGACGGAAAGGTGCCGACAAAATACTTCACGCAGATCCAATGGCAACTTGATTGCTGCAACGCGGCTTGGTGCGACTTTGTTTCCTACGATCCTCGATTGCCCCATGAAATGCAGCTTTTCGTGAAGCGCGTTCCTGTTGACGAGGAATATATCAAGATGCTCCGCGACGAAGTTCTAGGGTTCCTGGATGAAGTGGCGGCGACGGTTAACGAACTTCAATCGCTTTATGGAAAGCCCCCTGAATTTGCCGTCAAAGGCGCTGAATACGTGGCCGCAGGCTGAAAGGAATAGACATGAACACAATTTTCTTCACGGGCAATCTTGGCCGCGATGCCGAGACACGCTCAACACAATCCGGCGATGTGTGCAGCTTTTCGGTTGCCGTTCGCCAAGGCTTCAATCGGGACGCACCCTCCGAATGGTATCGCTGTTCGATTTGGGGCCAGCGTGGCCAGAGCCTTATGACGCACCTGAAAAAAGGCGCGAAGGTTGCCGTGGTGGGCGAACTGTCGATCGGGCAATATGAAGGGAAAGCACAATACAACGTGCGCGTTGCCGAGATTGACCCGTTCTGTGGCGGCAAGACCGAACCGGAGCGCGGCGAGGCAAAAAAGCCTTATGACAGCGGCTCATCATCTTGGGGTGATGACTCGGATTCCGTGCCGTTCTGATGCTGCCGCCCCGCATCAAGCACAAAAGCGACAAGGCAGACCGTGGCAAGCGCAGCCCCGCTCATCGCAAATGGGTTGCTGGCCACGCATGTTGTTCCTGTGGCTCAATGACAGCCATTGAATGCGCGCACGTTCGCACCGCTGCTAATTCCGGCATGGGCATCAAGCCATCGGACGCATTCACCATAAGCCTCTGCAAGGAATGCCATCACATGGCCCACTCAATGGGCGATGATGCGCTCTGTCTCGACATGATGGGCTTGGCGCGGGAGTTTTATTTCAAAAGCCCGCACCGCTCAAAACTGGACAACCCGTATGCCTAAAGAGGCCGTCAACCCAAAAACGATTGCCCGCAATGCGGAGCGCATGGCCATGAAACGCCACCGCGACCCCTCATATTGGGAAGCGAACGCCACGCTTATGCGCGACCCTGACTTTGCGCGGATAAGCCGGAATTATGCTGAAAGGTTGCGCAATGGCAAATGACAGCCCGCCGTTGATTGCCGAAGGTGTGCTAGGTTCGCTTCGTCCGGTCAACAAAGCCGCGCAGGAGGCCTTCAAGGCCGTCAATGGGCGCTGCGTGGTCAAGATTACCAAGATGACCCGTAACCAGCGCAGGCGGGGCTTCTACT